ATGTTTGCAGTACTAGGAGAAATTGTATTCGAAGCTTTGACCTCGCCGGGAGCCTTCGATTCGATTCGAAGCTGGGATTACGCTGAGCATCAGGTAGTCGAAGACCGTCCGAGATTACAGTGGCTGGCAGCAGCGCTCGAAACGATCAATCTCGATTTCCACTTTCATGCTTCATTCACTGATTCCGCGGCTCAAGCAGCGGCGTTAATAGCGGCCGCGGGCGATCATAACGCTCGCGCGCTGGTGTTTGGAAATGGCGTTCATCGGGGTTACTTCGTCGTCACATCGCTTCGCACGACTGCGCAGCAGATGAGCGAGAGCGGTGATCTGATCGGAATAACGATGAAAGCGGCGCTAAAGGAATGGCCGCTCGCGTCAGAGCTTGATCCTTCCACATCCGCGGTGCCTTGGTTTCCGTTGATCGGAATCGTCGCAGCTCCACCCGGAGCCGCCACCGGTTCGATTGCTTTTTCCATCGGCAGCGGGATCGGGCCGACCTTAGGTACTCCCGGGCCAACATTTGTGCCTCCGTCGATATCCGCGCCCGGTGTGTCGCCAATTCTGAAACTCCCTGGCGCGATGGGATTAACGGCGCCACGCCTCAGTGCAGGCGACATACCTGCCAGTGTCATTGTAAGGGCCGGCAGTTAGTATTACCCGCTCAGGCACAATACCGGATTTCCTAAGGTACTTAACAAAGCGATCCATCGATCGATGCTACAAGCACAGTATATAGCGCATATTACCACAAGCGGTGAGCGGTGGGATTTACTGGCATGGACCTACTATGGCGACGCGACTCTATATTCGCCGATAATTATGGCGAACCCTTTCATTCCTATTGAACCTGCCTTTGAAGCTGGACTCTCTATTGCAATACCACTTCTCCAACTAAGTCAGAGTGCCACCTCCAGGCTGCCCCCCTGGAAGAGCGCTCGGCAGACGTAACACCACGCATTTGACTCAGGACGTTAGGTGAATGGCCGGCGCACTCACATTTCCCGTGCGCGCACCCCAGTGGGTGCTGACGTACCAAGGCGTAGACATCACTGCGAATGTCTCTCATATGGTTACCGCGATCACATATCAGGACTGCCTCGATGGTGCATCGGGAGCATTGGAGTTTGAACTCGAGGACCATGACAAGCGTTGGCAGGGAACTTGGGCACCAACTGAGGGGGACCTGGCGAATCTTATGATTGGCTATGCGAATGAGCCCCTGCTGCCCTGTGGTGATTTTCAAGTCGACGAGTTGTCCCTAACCGGCCCGCCGGATGTGTTTCATCTGCGATGTCTCGCAGCATACATAACCCCTGCGATGAGGACACGGAGCAGTGTCGGCTACGAAAATCAGACGCTTACTCAGATAGCCTCTACGATCGCGACAAAGTTTGGTCTCAAAATGACATCCGCAGCCGAGGCGCCAAGTCTGACGTTTGGGCGCGTGACTCAGCACCAAGAGACCGATCTCGGTTTTCTGCGGAAGCTCGCGGGAGCAAACGGTTACGACTTCACGATCCGAGGAAATCAACTCGTATTTTATTCGCGGGCGGCGCTAGAAGCAGCCGATCCGGTTGTGACAATTGGCCGAACTGATGTTATGCGATTTGCCTTTCGGACTAAGACCCATCACGTATACAAGGCAGCTCGAGTTTCGTACCAATTACCGCAAAGCAAAGAGTTGTTAACCCAGAAGACAATTGCAACGAGCATCGTATCCAGTGGAGACACACTCACGCTCATCGCGCGTTGCGAAAACGGACAGCAAGCATCGCTGAAAGCGATCAGTGCACTGAACGCAATGAACATGCTTCGCACAACCGCAAGCTTTACGGCCGGAGGCGAAACGGTATACACGGCGGGAAACAACCTGACCGTCACTGGTTTCGGTTTCAACGATGGTAAGTACTTAGTCGAGAATGCGCGTCATCGCTTAGACAGGGCGACCGGTTACACAGCTGAGTTCGAGGCTCGGCGAGTTGAATAATCATGTCGTTGCGAAACTGTTGACCTATGATGATTGGCAAGGTCGCACTAGGTTTCTGATACAAGGCGCTAGGAGCTCTAAGCGGCGGTCGCCTTTTCGCGGTTAAACAAATCGATAAGAGGAAGCGTCGGAACAAATGTATCGAGTGGGAATCGTGAAGGTTCAGGACGTTGCGAACGCCCGTGTCCGCGTGGCGTTTCCCGATCGGGACCAGATGGAAAGCTGGTGGTTGTCGGTAATCTTCGCAAAGACGCAAAACGACAAAATGTACTGGATGCCGGACGTGGGCGAGCAAGTCGTATGCGTGATGGACGAGAACGATGAAGACGGCGCTGTGCTGGGCGCAATTTACTCGAGCGTAGATCGGCCCCCGGTCGCGAACGCCGACAAATTACATTGGACGTCTAAAGATGGCGCCCTATTCGAGTACGATAGATTAATTCATGCGCTCCAAATGACTATTCCCGGCGGAGGCACGGTGTTGATCGCGGCAAACGGAGCTTCGATAACGATCGATGGATCGGGAAACGTAGCAATCGCGGCTATGGGGCAGATCGAACTGGCAGGCGGAGGGCCTGCAATTGCGCGCATTGGCGACTCGACGCTTTGCCCCGCAGGGACAGGACAAATCACGAGCGGCAGCACCAAAGTGAATTCAGGATGAGAACTATGGAGAACCAAGAAGGCGGAGGCGAGCACAATATTTCGATCGCGACGCTGAAATCTCCAGTTTTTTGTGAAGAGTAATCGTTAACTTATGCCTGCTGGATCGACAACTCTTACGGATATCATTTCGGCTGACTGGTCATTGGAGTTGGACACTTCCGGCGAGCCCGGCTCGGGAGTCGGAAATGTTGTTCAAGGTCTGGACGACGTAAATCAGTGCATTCAGATAATCCTGACGACGCCGAGGGGAAGCGACCCGCTGAGGCCGACTTTCGGCGCCGACGTCTGGCGCTACATTGATGCGCCGATCAACGCAGCAATTCCTGCGATCGTGCGTGAGGTTACAGAGGCGGTCACACGGTGGGAGCCTCGGGTTAGGGTCATATCAATCGTCGTAACGCCGATTCTTGGCGACGACACGCAGACAGGTGCACATCTCGACGTCGCAGTGACCTAGCAGCTAAAGCTCACGGCACTAGGACCCGGAGCGTCACCGTTTGCGCCCATACAATCGATTGTCATAGCGATTCCAATACCCTGAGGGAAGTGGCACTTAGGCGACCGCGAGGGAGTAAAGCTCATGGCAGCCGCAATTCCAGTCTTACCGCCGCCGGTTTTCGTCGACGACGCCGACGGACTAGACCCCAACTTAATTCTAGCCGACATGGTGGCAGCCTTTCAGACGGCGGCCGGCAGGACGCTGCAACCGGCGCAGGTCGAGCGTTTGCTAATTAACCTTTACGCATACCGCGAGTCCCTAATGCGCAATGCGATCCAGTATACGGGACAGCAGAATCTGCTCGCGTTCGCAGTTTTTCCGATGCTCGATTATCTTGGCCAATTGCTCAGCGTCACGCGTTTGCCCGCGCAAGGCGCGAGCGCGACGCTTCAATTCACACTCGCGAACATTCTGAGTGTCCCGTATACGATTCCGTCCGGAACTCCGGTGGGCACCAGTGACGGGCAATTCGTTTTTGTGACTAATGCGGACCTCACGATTCAGCCGGGTTCGACAGTCGCGTCGGTACTGGCTATTGCGACCACCGCGGGTGCTGACGCCAATGGCTACCTGGCTGGACAAATCACCGTACAGCTTGATCCGAGCGTGTTGATCGGCACGGTCGCCAACACGACAGTGAGTGCAGGCGGCTCGTCGCCCGAGACCGACGATCATCTGCGGTCGCGGATTCAGGCAGCACCCAATCAATTCAGTGTCGCCGGACCTGAAGGTTCGTACAGGTATTTCACCCTGAGCGCAGATCCGACGATAGCGGACGCGCAAATTCTATCGCCAGAACCGGGGCAAGTGAACGTATATATACTAACCGGACCGATAACGTTGCAACCGGGCAACTCGCCTAACCAGACGGCCATCGCAAGTGCTGGACTTGTCGCGAAGGTAGCGACCGAACTGAGCGCGGACAATGTGCGACCATTGACCGATACGGTAAATGTGCTTGCCGTTACAGAAGTGGATTACCAAATCGCGGGGACGATTACCCTATATGCCGATGCCGATCCAGCGAGCACGATGACGGCTGCGAACGCAGCTGCACAAGACTACGCAGTCGCGCTGGCCTCGCGAATTCAGCGCGATATCGTGCCTAGCCAAATAATCGATGCACTTTCGGTACCCGGCGTATATGAGGTTGTTCTTACCTCTCCGACTTATACGCAGCTACAGCCGGGGGAGTGGGCGAATTGCATCGCCATTACGCTGAACCAAGCAACCAGCAATGAGAGGAGCTAGGAAAATCGCGGAGATGCTATGCGTCGGCCGGACGACTGCGGTCTGTCGGATCTTAGGAGGGCGGATAACGTTGGGTGCATCGAGGAACGTAATAGCCCATTTCAGCTTTTCCATGATTCCCTGATTATAGAATGGCGCAACTGATCATTCAGCCGTCTATCAACGACGCACGAAGCCGAGCGTTACTTGAGCTTATCGAGCGTATGGATGTAATCGATCTCACATCCATACTCGTCTATCGCCTGGACTCGGTGGCGGACAGTGCGTTGCTATTTCTAGCCTGGCAGTTCGACCTGGTGGCGCCACAATGGCAGCTGGGTGCGCAGATTGCGGAATCGATAGATATACTGAGTGATATCGACACGCTAACCGATATGGATACCCTGAGCTCGGCGGGCAGTGTCGACGGACCGTCAGATTTCTATTCGTTGCGCGAGCTGCTCAAGGTCGCCATTCCACTCCATCGGACGCGCGGAACTCCATATGCAATCAAGGCCGCACTCAGGCCGCTTGGCTGGCCAAGTGTAAGCCTGCTCGAGGGTCAGGCGAGCTGGGGCGGCAACAGTTATCCCGGGAACGAAGGCTGGGCCTTATTTCAGGTTCGGCTTAACCTAGGAAGCGGCCAAGCAGTAGCGGCGATTGATGCGACGCGCGCCATCGCCGCGATCAACTTTTTCAAACCGGTTCGCGCATGGCTCGACTCACTGTGGTTCATCGGTGTACCAATCGCCGACATGATATCGGCGCCTCAGGACATGGTCGTATCGATCTTTTCTCGAGGCGATCCCGCGCCACCACCAACCGATTTGATCGGAGCACCCGGGTGGCTCGTGGCTGATAGAAAGACCATCAACCCGCTATACGACGGACATTTCTACCACACGGGAGTGACGTATGGCGGCAACGAGCCTGCGATCGCTGACTCAGGTGTTGTTGCGAACGGAACCGCAATCGCTTCCACGATATAATCGGGAGACGCCGGAAATCTTCTAGAGGTGACCATGCGACCAGAAGGAATCGTCAGACTATATGTACGCGGGGGCCTAGTCTGGCAGCGGCGCAATCTGTTTGTCAACAGCGGCCTACCCGCGCTGGCCAATTTGATCGCCGGCATCACCGCAGGTCAGTCAGTAACGGCGATGGGCTTCGGCTCAGGTGCGTCCGTTCCGGGCGCAGGCGACACCGGACTCAGCGCGGCACCTGCCTATTACAATGCGATCGGGAGTTACACCTTTCCGTCACCCGGAAGTGTCCAGTTCAACTACTCTCTTCAGACTACAGACTATGGTGCCAACGGAATGACTATTCAGGAGCTAGGACTTTTCGCAAACTCCGGAGCGGTCGCATTGCCATCTGCAGTAGGCACAACGAATCCGCAATGGAGCGGGAGCGTGGCGCGAACTCTCGGCGCGACGATCATCGACGCAAACGGCAATGTTCAACGATGCACAACCGCCGGTACCAGCGGATCGAGCGGTCCAACTTGGGCGACAGCACTCAACGCAACCACAGCTGACGCTTCAGCAGTCTGGACGCTGGTCGCATTGCACACCGCGCCGGGTCCACTGATCGCACATGTGGTAGTCCCGGCCTTCGCATATACAGGAACCGGTAATTACGCAGGGACTTGGACGCTGACATTCTAGGTGCAACTCAGGGTGATAGGTGTAACGCCCGGGACTGCAACTCGCAATTATGGTGAATAGATGCCGACACTAATTGACAACCCAGAATTCAGCGCCAACGAAATCTATGAGCTTCAGCAGACCGATGCAGTCGAAGGCGCAGCCAGCGGAGCGAGCTTCGGCGGCCTCGGGGTGAGCAATCAACCACACCAGCAACTTGCCAACCGGACGGCACTTTTGAAGCAGCGGCAAGACGTCAACATCGGAAATATCGGGGTTTTGCAGGTATTCATGGCCGGATTCACCGGCTCTCTGCAGGCTAATGGCTACATAAAGATACCTGTCGCGGATATTTCGCGCGGATCGATCACTGTCATTATTCAATGGGGCTACTATGCATTGCCACAAGTGAGTATTCCACAGGACACCGAATATTCCGTGACTTGGCCAATCAGGTTTCCGAATACCATCTTGACGCCGCCGCTTGCGGCTAATGTCTATTTTCAGACCGGCGGACGCAACACGGCGGCGTCGCCGGTGAGTTGGAATGCAGCGGGCGGCATTTTTGTGCTGGACGTTCCGAACGGCACCAGCGGATCGTTCACCGGAGACGAGAAGACCAGCGGATTTTCGTGGCTGGCGATCGGATTCTAGGGAACGCGAACGCGCATCCTCAGTCACAGGTGCGGCGCGATCTCCGAGTAACCAGTCGCTCAGATCAATTGTCCCATAAGGGTTTACATAGAATGAAACGGCATTCAGGGTTGACCGGCCTCTTGGGCATTGTGAATTACATGCGAGCGGTCCGGGCGTTGGGGGCGTTGGCGTTATGGGCCGTCGCAGTGACGGTCGCGCACGCGCAGTTCCGCCCGATTCCAAACTATGTCGGAATCGGAGCAGGGGCACAGTTTCGCAACGACATCAACAATCATCTTTCGGGCGCCGCCGCAGTTGCACCGCGAATTGTGAGCCTGCCGCTTGCGCAACTGCCGATTGAGCAGGATGGCCAGGAGTACTGGTGCTCCAACTGCCAGCAAACCAATCCGTGTCAGGCCAGCGGGCAAGGCGCCCTCGCGCTTGGTTCACAAGGACAGTGGTCATGTACCAGTGGTGCTTCATTGGCGAATGGTTTTCCACTGAGTGTCAATGTATCGGCGGCAGCGCATCGGATACAGAGCCTGGCCCCAAACTCGGCAATCGGCGATGCGTTGTCGCAGGGTCAGAGCCATCTGAACGATCTGACAACCGCGACCGCAAACTACAACATGGGAGCCAATCGGCTACAGAACCTGACCGCAGCAACGACGGCTGGCGACGCGATTGGCTATGGACAGAGTGGTGCAAGCCTGAATGGATTGAACCTCAACAACAACGCACTGAGTGGCATGGCACCGGGAACCGCCAGCGGCCAAGCCTTAGCGTTCGCCCAAGGCAACGCGCAGTTGACGAGCAACAATGCCGCGATATCGGTCGTCTCCTCGAGCGAAGCAGGACCAAGCGCGACGCCGGTGACGATCACCGCGCCCGCGAACATCGCGGCGGGCCGCGCGCTGGTGTTGGTAATGGGCGCGGGCGGCACCAGCCCCGCGTTCACTTTACCAACTGGATTTTCCACCGTCAGGACCGACACCGGGACAGGTTCATCGCAAAACTGGTCACAAGTGGTCGGCTGCAAAACTGCTACAGGGTCCGAACCGGGCAGCTATTCGATTTCGTTCACAGGCGGTGCGTCCAGTGGAACCGGCGCGATCCTGCAACTCTCGAATACCGACTGTGCGCATCTAGATGCCAACAGCGGTGGCTTCGTCAATAGTGCTCTCAGTTATGTCATCCCACTGCTTACGGCTACACAGACCAATGAGTATGTGCTCGCTGCCGGATCAAATGCTTGCGCCGATGTTCCTGGCATTAACACCGGACAGGTCTTCGTCAGTAACGCAACATACGGTCGGCTGGCGATGGCGGGCTACCTACAAGCGGCTCCCGGAAGTAGCCTGTCTCCGGTACTTGGACCACTGTCCTCCACAGACTGTGCCCCGAGCACGATGGCGGGTGCACAGTTAGCTTTCATCCCGAACTCGACCGTACAAGCCGCTCCATTGGTCACAAATCAGGTGGGCGCGCAGATTCAGTCGCTCACTGCGAGTGTCAACAATGTGCTGAATGTGATGGCGCCGCCGTACCATGCACTGGGTGACGGCAACACCGACGATACTGTCGCGATCCAGACCGCGATCGATAACTCTTTTGGCTATTCGGCCAATCCGAGCGGCGCAGTAAGGCCATCCGCAGCCAGAACAGTTTATCTTCCGGTTCCGCCGGTCTGTTATATGCACTCGAAGCCGCTGCGCATTTTTGGCGCAACCCTTGAGTTCAAGGGCGATACGGGAACGGCACTCTGTCAAAACTATACGGGCGACGCGATCATTCAAAACGGCTGGGGCAGTGGAAATCTGCCTTATGCGGCGGCCCTGGTCGGCTCGGGTAATTCGCTGGTGTCGTCTGGCGGGAATCCTCCAGAATCAGTCGATTTGGCGCGTGTCCTCAACGGCACCGGCGGCAATAATCTCAACACCAGGTTCGCCGCAGGTTTCAATATCGCGTTTTTTGACAAAGTCACCTCCGGCGCTAGCGGCCAGATTCTTACGTCGACGCAAGCCTATCCGGGCACGGGAAATGGAGCATTTCAAATTTCCTTCAACGGGTCGAACCAGGTCAGCGCAAAGGTTAATACAGTCTCGGCTGGTTTAATTAATGTAGGTACTTGCACGGCTCAAACAACGGGGACCGTTTACGAAGTCGAACTTGATTGGGACGGCTCGACCTATCGACTGTGGCAAGGCATTCCGGGGGGCACAGCAGCATCATGCGGCACTCAGGCCTCCAGTAATCGAATGACCCAGAGCGTCTTCGAGGATATGTCGCTGCCCGCCAATGGTCCACATGAGTTTTGGCCGGACGGATCAAGCTATAGCGGCAACCCGGCCTTTGTCGGCGATCTGGATTCGGTGCGCTTTGAAGCGCAAAGCGTCCATACCAGTGTCTACACCGTGCCGAGTGCCAAATTCACCGCCGACGGCTACACCGACTTATTGGTGAACTTCGATACCAGTCTCGATGGTACTCAGATTGGCTACTCGGAGTATGGTGGGGTGATTGGCGGCATCCCAAACAATATTTATCTTACCGTACTCGACACCGGGGGATCGATTGGGGACACGGGTTTGGATAACATCCACGACCTTGAACTTTGCTCCATTGCGAACGGCGGCTCCACTCATTGGAACAATCCTGACGGCTTATTCGCGATTTACGGGAATGGCTCCAAGTGGACCAACCTGTCGTGCAGCAATGCGACGTACGTACAGGCCGATTTCTTCAATAACGACTACCTGACGCACCTCGACAACTGGAACGGATCGGGTGGCCATCTAGGACTGAACTTCGGCGCAGCCTGGAACGATTCCAGCAACACCAATGCACAGATCGACAACACCGACGTTGTCTGCGAGGTCTATCAAGGTGGAGGCGGCGGCGACCACGAGGATTACCATTCGCGCTGCGTCGATCGCGGCAAACTGTACTACGCATGGATCGAAAATCAATCTCAAGCCGCTTATTACTATCCGTTTGTCGATCAGGAAGCCACTAATAACAACTTCGTGGCAACCTTTCTCCTTAACGACCCGGCGCAGCCTTACGTCTTCATCGGCGGCAATATCGATACCCGCAACGCAGCTCCCTATATCCAGCAAGACAATGGCGGTTACGGTTCGATCTTCCTCGGAATGACCTTCAATACTTTCGGCATCTCGGTAGCAGCACCCGAAATCATCAACTATACAAACGGCTCGCCGGTCTCGCCGACGCAGTTGATTAACACCTGGAATCCGACGGGTGTGGCGCTCTCGAATCAGGCCGGCAATCCGAATATTTTGGCGCTTGGAAACGGACCGTATTCGCTGATGCAGTCGCTCGAACTGCAGCAGGTGCCGAAATTCGACAACGGACTCAATCATGTGATGGTTAATCCCATCGCAGACCCGGCCCCCGCGACAATCTCCGTGAGCGGCAGTACCGCCAGTACCGCGTATGGTCCCTATTTCTTGGTCTGCCACGACGGCAACGGCGGCATCACGCTTCCGGCGGCGGCGTCGAACACTGTGGCAAATGGGCCGGCTACCCTGAGCGGTAGCAATTATATCAATATTGCATGGAGCGCGGTCAACGGTTGTGCCACATGGGACGTGCTCAAGGGAAACACAGGAACTTCACTTGCCCTCAGCGTAACCGGAAATTCGTACCATGATATCGGCGGACCGACCAACGTCTACACGGCCCCGGTGCGCAACACTACCGGCGACATCTCGGGGCTCGCACAGATCAGCACCGGAACGACCTTCGCTAAGCTACCGGGCACGGTTGTCAACGGGACGCGGATATACTGCTCAAACTGCGATCCTCCGGCGAATCCGCCGGTCACCTGCACCTCCTCGGGCACACGCACCGGCGCCTTCGCCGATGGGGTCGGCAATCAATGGCTTTGCGCGCCGTAAGGTGACTACTGGCTCAGGTTTCAAACGGATTCAGGGTCGCCGCGGTTGCACGTGATCCAACAAGCGGGTACCGTCAGCGGCATCCTGAGAAAAGAGACCCACAGCTACAGGAGGTCAGCGCTATTGTTCACTACGCGACCTCTGGCACTCTCGACTAACTGTTAAGCGAATTCACAGACGTCGAATGCGGATCGGGTCTTATAGGGTGAACACCCTCGGAAACGCACAATGCAAATCCTAGCTGGATACCGGCGATGATTCGGGTTCGCATGGCACCGGCTCCGGATCGGCTTCCCATCAGCAAATTTCTCCTGTTTGCGATACTTGCCGCAGAGGCCCTCTCGCTCTTTGTCATTCGGTTGGCTGGAACGCTCCAGTTCGACAATTTCGCATTCTTCGACACGGGCTCAAACTTGACCGTGCAATACCTCATAGGCCGCGGCTATCGGCCAACGCTTGACTTCACTTATCTCTACGGGCTGCTGCCCCTATTGTTTGGCCGCGTATGGTTTAGCGTCTGCGGACTTACACCGCTCGCTTGCGTCGCCTTGATGCCGCTGATCGATATCCTCATTATCTGGGGTGTCGTGCGTTTCGCGGTGAACCTGAAGGTGAACCTGGCGGGCATATTGGTTATACTACTCACTGCACCTCTTACCATCCCGTCGTCATTTTTGAATCTAACGCATGCAATCGAGCCGATCTTTCTGATTCACGCATTGGCTGATCAAGCCGGCGGGAATCGGCGCCGCGCGCTCGCTCTCGCGACGGCGGACTTGTTCATCAAACCTAGCATGGCCTATTTCCTCGGCCTCGTCCTACTTGGATTCATTGTGGCCGACCACTTGCGCGATCGCGGACGGCCACTGCGCGCTTTCCTCGCCGAAACTTACCCGGCGGTTCTGGTCGCAATTGCTAGCGCAATCATCCTCGCGGTCAGTTTCGGCCCCGCGCCGGTCCTTCGTTCGGTGATTCCGAGCGAAGGGCTCGCGATATATCGCGCCCAGGGCTTTGGCTTTTTCAGCGGAGCCGGGCGATCGTTTCTCGCACCTCAACGAGTACCTTTGAGTTACTATTTCGCGAACATTGCCGGCCCGTGGATCGCTTATACGATCGTTCTTCTCATTGCGTCGCTGATCGTAGTGCGCAAGACGCTAAGGGGCTTCGACGCTGCCGAGCGGACCGATCCAACACCGGAAGTAATACTCAGTTGCACGGCTCTTCACTTATCGTTCATTTTCTTCTTTTTTGGCAATGAATTTTCGTGGATATACTATTTCTACATCCCGGTGCTCGGCCTATCAGCCGCCGCTCGTCTCGGAGTGCGATGGGAGATACTGGTTGTCTGCATCGCCTTGGCCATTCCGATTACAAAGGTCGACAAACGCATCACCCAGCGCCTCGCTACCCCCCGTAACGCCACATCTGCGGAGACCGCGAGCGGCACGGCCACTGGGTTCTCGATCCCCGCCTTGCCAGTGGAAGCCGGCTTCACTTACCAACTCTGGCTTATGACATCACCAAGTCCGCAAACCGCGGGTCTTTGGGCGACACCCGGCGAACGCGAAGAATGGATCAAGGTGCTGGCGATGATCCGAGGACAGCGCGCGGCGATTCTCGAGTACTACGGATGCGCGGATTTACTCTTTTCTGAATTCAGCCCGCCGGTGACGCTCTTCCTCGTTGGCGGCGCTGTTACTCCAGGCGATCTGTCCCGAAAGCTTTCGCAACTCCAGACATCCTTGATGATCGTGATGCCACGATTGCACAGTAGAATACTCCACGAGGTGCCCGAGATCGGCGCTCTGGTGCGCCGCGACTTTGTTCCAGCATTTCACGGAGTTTCGTTTATCGTCTTCGCTCGCCGCGAAATTAAATCGACAACTGGCAAATAG